GCATTGACAGCAGTTTTGGATTGCTTAGTGCCTACTTCCATTTCTTGTAATTGTGTACCACGAGCCATTTGAACTCTCCGATTTTCCTGTATGAAAACTCTATTTATTTATAATTTAAAGATTTGCCAAAAACTCATTAAATAAGTTGAGCTTATGCTCTTCAAGTGCTTTTTGGTCTACTAGGGCATTAATTCTATTCTTTGTTTCGGAAGCATACTTTTCACGAAGAATTCCTCCGTCCCATACCCACTCTTTTCCTTCCATAATTCCCTGAACAAAAGCATCAGGAGCTGAAGGATCTGCTACAATATCAGCAGCAGTTGCAAGCATAAAATCTTCTCCAACTTCCTTGTAACCTTTGCTGTTTTCTCTTAGTGAACCAATACCACGAGAGGAAACGCCAAGAGTTACTCCGTCCTTAAGAAGAGATTCTGCAATTTTTCCCATTGGTGTTGATAGGATCTGTGCCTTACCAATGAAATTATTACCTTCTCTATAGAGTTCTGTAATTTTGTGAGAAACTCTATCAAGATTAACAGTTGGTCCATCAGGGTGGCCAAGTTCTCCTAAAGCACGACCCTTATTGACATATTGTTCAGCATATCTTTTTACCTCTCTCTCCATAATGGAAAGAGGGTACATGCGACCATTACGGTTCACACATTCTGCTTGAAGGAATGGTCCTTTGATGTAAAGTTTCTGGTTCTTTCCAGTTCCTTCTGTAAGAACCTCTACCTTTTCGATTTCTTCTCTGATTAGTTTCATCAGACTGCTCCGCTAATTTGAACTTGTTGTAAGTAGACTTTTCCGCTGCCTGTGCCAAGCGCAGCAACTTTAAAATTGCCTCTCAACTCAGCATACGTTCCAAGACCATCTCTAGTTGGAGAAGGAGCACCTGATGAAGTGTCGGCATCAACAACTATTCTAGTTCCAAAATAACCAGCAACTCCTGATGAATCGTTAACACTCAATACAATTTTGTTTGAGAAGTCGTATCCAGATTGACCTGTTACAGTTAATTGTACTGCATCTCCAACAGCAAATGGTGATCCAGTTCCTTCTGGGAAATCAATTGTTGTGGTAGAACCAGTAGTAATACCAGTGACTCTTTGAGCCATTGGTTTACCTAAACTAATAACTTCAGGTTGGGATTGGGAAACGAAGTATCCTGAAGGAGTTGCAATGGGGTTAGTTCCAATTGCAACATGAGCATCTGCACTTACAGCAACAACTCTCAAGTATGGAGTCTGATGACTGAATACTGTCGATTGTGCAGTTGAAGTTGAAGTGGTTATGGACGTGCAAATACCAACTGGATTATGAGCCATTATTACTATAATTATTTGATGTTAATTATTTATAATTACTCTTGATCTTCGGTATCTACTTCCTCTTCTTGACCAAATGTATTTGTAGCTACTACTGGTCTAAAAGCATCGATCTTTTCTGCCGACTTGGCAAATAGCATATCTTTAATCTTGTCACTGATTTGTGATGGGGACTCGTCAGCAACAATCATATCTAAAAGTTCTTCCATCTTGATGTAATGATTGATGATACTTTGTTATTTATTAGATCTCTCCTGCTTTTATATCACTATTGGATGGTTCTACTGCCTTTGCATCAACTTCAAGATTTGGTTCTTGAATTGGTGCTCCAAGATCTCCCGTTGGTTCCTGAGACTGATCCATAGGAGCTCCTGTTTGCGGATCGATCATTGCATTTGGATCAGGAATAACACCAGTTTCAATTTCTTTTTTGATGAGCATGTCCTGCTCAATAATTTCTTGATCGGTCTGACGTAAAATTTTACGGCGAACATAATCCTGAGAATAATATCTACCAATATATGGTTCTGCAGTTGAGACCATATTTAATCTTTCTGACAGTAACTCTGATTCCTTGAGTTCTGCGAAGTGATTGTCGTATAAGAAATCATATTGAATATGATCACTCATAATTTCCCAATCTTCCGGAGTAATTATGTTTTTCAGAATAAGTTGAGTCTTCAGCATGTCATTAAACATGTTGGAGAATCTCTTTCTCAAACGCCCAACAAACTTGCTGAACTTAACTTCATCTCTAAGAATTTCTGAAGATCTTCCGAGATTAAATCCACCTTCTCCACCAATTCTAGTTGAAGGGACGTTTAGTGAACGATATAGTTTTTCTTGGAAATACTTAATGTCAGTGATTTCTCCTAAGTTTTGTCCACCAGGAAGTGTAGTAATCTCAGTTCCTCTACCACCTTCGCGGCGAGGAAGCCAGAAATCTTCAAGCATACTCATAAACTTCTTGTCATCACGGATTTCTCCAGTCGATGCATCATAAACTAGTTTGTTGCGATAACGCATCATAACATCACGAAGATATTGCTCAGCCTTTACCTTAGGTAGATTACCCACATCGATGTAGAAAATTCTACGCTCTGGAGCACGAGACAATCTGTAGATAACCAGTGAGTCCTCAATCATACGAAGTTGATTGAGTGACTTAATTGCCTTGTGAAGATATGAAAGAGTTGATCCTTTATTTCTATCTACCAGACCTGATGTGCAGTATGTAATTGAATCTCTTGCAATCTTAATACCTGCATTTCCTCCCATAGCTCCTGGACTTGTTGTTGGAAACCCAGATTTTGGATTGTAAACAAAATATTCTTCAATTTCTGGGAACTTGTAATCCATTGGATTATCTTCAATTCCCAGATTTGCTGATCTGAACTTATTAGTGTCATCCTTCTTATTTTGACGCACATATCTCATTTTTAGTGCATCAATATATCTTAATTCTTGAATACCTTCATGAGGTCTCTTAAGATCAATTACTTTATGATAGTAAAGTCTACCATCAATATACCAGTTTCTGTAGATTTCGTGAGCCTTCTTATCGAAATCTAAAAGTTCTAAGATATACTTAAACTCTTCTCTAATCTTCCTCTTAAGACCGTCACTTGCATTGAGATTTGATAGTTCAATCTCTACTGGAGTGTCGTTTGTGTCTGAAACAATAGCTTCGTTTACAATATCTTCAATAGCACTGTCACATTCTGGGTGCAGTGCCATTTCACGATATCTTTTAATTAAATCAAATTCAGTTCTGTATACTCCTTCAATATCAACATACGAACCAAAAAACCCACTAGTTAGATAGTGATCAACCCCGTCATCATTGTTAGGTGGAACGGGGGACACTGTAGTGGGTGATTTTGGTTCGTTATCCTCAATAGAGAAACCAAAAAGTTTAGCCATAATTTATTATGTTGTACCGATCTTTAGACTATTTATTAGATCAGTTTTCGCCTACTAATGGAGACCAGTATTGAACTTGGAATTCTACTGAGAATTCTTCAATAGTATCTGAACTATCATATGATAGATCGATTGCAGAAATATTGGTTGGGAAAATGCTGTAGAACTTGTACTGCTTTGCAACCTCAAGACCAGAGCCGTCAACACCACCAGTGTTTGTTGCTTGTCTTGTGAACTGCTTAACTACAGCATCAACTTGATAGTCTGCTGGATCGGTGAAACCAGATCCATCAGCATACTGACCAATTTGCTGCATCCAATTTTCCATCGCAGTGCGAATGGTGAAATCGGTGTCATTAATTACGGTAACAGTCCATGTATCAAATGTTCTGTCTCCAGCAACCTTGAAAATTCTTCCTCTGAATGGAACTTCAATTGGGGAGATATTTGAAGCTGGAAGTGCAGCAGACTTACAAAGAATTGAAAAGTTGTCTGCACTGTATCCTGCATCCCCTGCTCCAGGGAATTCTCCAGTTAGAACGACTTCAAATAGATTGGGGCGTGCGCCACCACCAACCAGTGTTGATTTGAAGTCCTGAATTGTATGTGCCATTTTTTAAGTCCTCCTTGTGTTATTTATTGGGTAGGTGGATTAAGCGCGTCCAGCGACTTCTTCAAAACTTACGCCAGTTCTCGTTGCAACGAACGTGAGGGTGACGTAGTTGATTGACTTGGTTGGTTTCAGGTAAATATCAGCTCTGAATTCATTGTTATCAATGACATCAGGAGTGTTATTTGTGCTATCGCAAACAACGAGGAAGTCATAAAGACCTCTCTTTGCCTGAACATCGCGGAGGTATGGTTCAACAATGTTCTTGAAGTTTGCTCTAGTCAGTTCATCATTGAGTTCGAACAGTTGTGATTCAGCAGCTCTTTGGAGTGCTTGCTCAACAGTGAGGAACAGGCGACGAACGTTGATTCTATCGAAAGCAGATGCATATCCGAGAGCGGTCTTATCGCCAAACAGAAGTGTACCAACGCCAGGTTGTGTAACAACTGGGTTAATTCTCTGTGGATAAAGTTGATCTCTCTGTGCCTTGCTTGGGTTGTATGCAAGTTTGATGGCATTGTTAATAACACCTCTTTGCTGACCCGCAGGTGAGAACCATGGATAAGCAACAATGTTGGTGCGAGTCATTAGACCTGCAACGTCCGCATTTGTTGGAACATAGCGGAACTTGTTGTTGAATCTATCGTAAGTGTACTTATAACCGCTATCAAACACTGCGAATGATGAAGATGATAGTGTGCTGAAGTAGTTAACCAGATTTGTTGTCTGAGTGGTTGTATTTGTTACGCCAATCAGATCAGATCTGTGTGGTCCAACAGTAGCAATACAATCCTTTCTCTCATTTGCAAGAGAGATTAGGTAATTTGCTTTAGCCTGACTGTCAAATCTATTTGAAAGTCCAGGACCCATGATTAGATAATCAACTTCAACTTCATCCTTATTGCTGAACTCTTCATATGCTGTGATCAGATCGCCAAGAGTTGCAGTCATACCCTTATTGGCAGAGTAGTCTACACCACCACCGAGAGTATAAGTAACGTTACCAATTGCAGAGTAAGTTACATCTTGTGCGTCTAGACCCCATAGGCCGTCACCAGTTGTAACTGCAGTGAAGGATGTTGAGAATCCAGTCGCTACAGGAACAGTGCCCCAGTTAGCATCTTCAGCAGAAGAAGGATTGCTTCCTGCATAAACGTTTGGTGAGAAGTCTGCAACGTAACCTTCGTACCAGATCTTCTGAGGTGAATTTACAGAAGAAACTGCATCAACTGCTTTTGAAAGGCTTACGTGCTTTTCAAGAAGTGTTCCTTGGTTTCCAGTGATGGTTCCTAGGTCATCAACTACAACTACGTGAATACCATCGTTCTTACCATTTCTCTCCAAAACATACTGGTTGGAAACTGGTTTTGGAGCGATAGACTTCCAGAATATTGTGGAGTTTGTTAAACCTAAGGTTTGCTGATCGTACCAGTCAACTGCTGTTGCTGGAGTTGTTCCAGAACCAGCACCAAAAGCACCTGTATTGATACCAGAGTTATTGACAAAGAAAACAGTGTCTGAAGTATCGAATGCTGCAATCGCACTTCCTTCTGCATATGTAATCTTTGTTTCAGTTCCTGCTGCGGATACTCTAGAAACAATCTTTACATCAACAGTTGAAACGCTGTTGGTTGCATCAGTTGAAACTCCAGTGATGATACCCTTAAGGTAACCATCAAAAGTTGTAGTTGTTCCAGCTCCAGGAATTACCTGTCCTACAAGTGATGCAGTAATACCGTATCCAACTCTTGCTCCAGCATTGCTGAGGTCTGTAGTTGTAATACCAATAGTTTGGTCTGCCTTGTCATCAATAACACAAATCTTCAGACCATTTGCCCATGTTCCTGGGTTCTTTGCTGCCCAAGTGTAGTTGTTATCTTCTCCATCAGCATGGTTCTCAAGATAGTCATCGTAGTTTTCAATCTTGAGTGAGGTTGTTGATGCAATGCCAACCCCAGCATTAGCATTGTTGAGGCTGCTTCCACCAGCTCTAACTACCTTTAGTACACCACCGTATGAGAGGAAAGAAGATGCACTCATCCAGTACTCATACTGAGCATCTGTAGAGAGTGGTTTTCCAAAAGTATTGAT